TTAAATTGAATCTGCATTTTTTCCGGTGTAAAGGGCGAACTTTTCGAGTTCGTCCTTTTCGATTTTCTGCGTGATATCCAGGTACACATCAGCGGTCGTCTTGATCGTTTTGTGGCCGAGTCGCCGGCTGACATATTTGATGCTGGCGCCAGCTTCAATTAGCAGGACCGCATGGGTGTGCCGAAAGACGTGAGTTCCCTTGTAGGTCACTCCGGCCTTTTTGCAGATCGGCTCTAGAGTCTCCCTAATCGTGGAGGGGGTTAAATAGTGCCCGTAGAAGTTCTGAAAGATGATCCCGTCGGAATTGCGTTCGAATTTCCCTGAGAGCAGCAGCTTATTCTGAACGCGTTTGAATTCTTTTAACTCTGCAAGAAGATCCGGGGGTAGAGAGATGGTTCGATACGACGCGGTGTTCTTCAGGCTTGTGATCATCCGGTTATTATTGTTGTTCCGTTTGACCTGTCGCTCAACCTTTAGTTCATCATCTGTGATATCCGTCCATCGTACTGCTAATGCCTCACTGATGCGCAGTCCGGTTTGGCCAAGGAATAAGCACAATTCATAGTAGAGCCGGTATTCCGGGAACCTGGCGTGCCTATAGGTCCGCAGATAATCGAGCAGTTGATTGTATTCCTCCAAACTGTAGTACTTTACCTCGCTGTCCATTTCAGCTTCCACCTTATCCTGCTCCGGCACTTTTAGCCTGTCCGATGGATCTTTCTCGATTACCTCCATCTCATGTAAAGCATAATGGAAGATGCTTTTGAGATAGGAGAGATACTTGATACGTGATCCATAGGAATAGCCCTCGAAGTTGCCGATCCACTTCTTGATCTCAGCACGTTTAATTCGAATGATCTTTCGTCCTTCAAAGTAAGGCTTGATGTGCAAGCGATAGGCAGTTTCAATTTGCTCATACGTCTGCGGCTTCACGTTTGGTTTCTTTCCAAGTTCCAACCATTCATCGCCTACGGTTTCAAAGAGTATCTTCTTATCGCTCAAGGTTTGGCCGTGCACTAATCTCTCCTCGATCTTTGCAGCTTCGATTTGCGCTTCCTTCTTAGTGCTGTACGTCCCCACATTCACATACCGGTTACCGTTCCAAACGCGGGCATTCCACCGGCCGGCTGATGTCTTTCTGAGTGATGCCATCATAATTCCTCCCTCCGTTATTAGTCATTTAGCTTGATGAGCACCACCCCCTTTGCAGGTGATTGCGTATGTATTGTTGCAGACGTTCGCGGGCGAACTCAGGCTCGACGCAAAACGTAGTGCACAGCATATCCACAGCTGCATCTTCGTGATCAGGAATGTCCAACTGCATGAGCATGGCGCTGGGGATGCAAGCGTGGCGGGCGAAAATCTGTGCCTTCTCCTCCTGGTACTCTTTAAACGGGGGTGGGAGGCAGACTTGATTCCCCACATGCCACATGGCGTGACAGAGCTCATGGCAGTACTCCTGCCACTGTCGTTCCTCAGACTGTCGCTCATCTATATAGATCACGCCATCGCGGTAGATAGATGGGGCAGGGACAAACTCAGTGCTTAAACGGAGGCGTGCTGCAATCTCCGACGGGTCCAACAGGCGCGGATGATAGATTTCGATTGACTCGTACATGACGTTGACATACTCCTCGATGGTTGTGTAGGTGTATTTCATTAGAAGCACTCCTTCTGGAACGTGTGTTCGGTTTTTGGTTGAAAAGAAAAGCCCGGCAGTATGGGCTTGGGGTGGAGTTCATGCAGCGTGAGGCCGAACATCTTACTCTCCGGAAGATTCTCTTCGGGAAGTTTTAATCAACTTTGCCGGATCCCCCACTCGAATAGGCTCTTCGGATTTACCAAGCTCACCCGTTAGCTGATCTAAGTCTACGTTGAGCCTTTCTTTTTCGCTGTAGGTAAAATTACCTTTGAGTATATTTAGGTTGGCCATAAATTTGTAATTAACTCTTTCGGGTGATGTGCAAACACTCATCCTTTCCTGTACAAGTGTTACCACTACCGTCCCCTTAATCAGATCTAAATGGCCGATTATTTCATCCGTATCGGGATCTTTTACTGGGCTGCCGTCTTTGTCGAGGATGTTGAATGTATCATCCACATGGACGTTATCAGCAGATCCTCCATTAATGATTAATGTATATTCATCCAAAATCTTAGCTACCTTAAACGTCGTCTTCTCTGTCAATTGACTCCACCTCGCTATTCGGAATGCTTAGGGCTTGCTCAATGACTTTCTTTTCGGGTTTATGATTATTCTCCATGTATAGATGAAGCAGTATTGCCTTTTCAGCATCGGTCGTAATGACATCTCTTTTAAGTTGGTCGATTTCTCTGTTTCTCTCTTTAACAATGGCTTTCAACGTATTACGGTTGTCTTCCATTTTACTCATCTTAGATAGATTTTCATTGCCGATACTCACCACTTCTTTGAGCCGCAGATGAAGGCTGACAACTAATGCAGCCAAGCAAACTATCGCAATGCTCATCCAAAACATTATCAAGTAGGGGCCTTCGAAAAGCAGGGCAGCTCCGATAAGGCCAAAGACAACCACGATGAAAGCAAGAGTGTTGTTTAATATTCTGACTGGAGATACCCCGTATGTAAGCTCTTCTCCCGGCTTTTTGTCCTCCATCCCATCACCACCAAGATCTCCATGTTTTTCATCAGGCCGTTACTTATCTTTGTTACGCCTCTTTTTCCACACCTCATAATATACTTCGAAATCTTCCAGTGCTTCCAACAGGTCTTCCGGCTGATCATGAAACGCGAGTGTCTCGCTGGCAAGCATGAAATCCAGGACTTCTTTTTGATAAGGGGAGAGGGAATGATAGTCTTCATTCGATACACCCACTTGGACATGTTTTGGTTGTACAGGTTCATCAGTTCTCCCGAGCAGGTAGTCCGTTGTCACGCCAAAGTAATCTGCTATTTTTGCCAAGGTCTCATTATCTGGTTCACGTTTCCCTTGTTCATACATTGCATAGGTGGTTCTAGCAACACCTATCTTCTCAGCCATTTGGGCTTGGGTTAATTTCTCCTTCATTCGTAGACTTCTCAATCGTTTTATCAGCACGTTTGTAGCCTCCTGTGCCTTCATTATACCTACACGCTACGTGTATTAAATACATTTACACGAATAGCGTAACTAAAGGTTGACAGTACACTAAATGTGTATTATGATTCTTTTAACAGCTACACGAATTGCGTAAATGGAGGTGAAAGAATGCGTCTATGGCTTAAAGAGAAGCGAGAAAAGAAAAATCTTACTCAAGAGCAAGTAGCATTGAAAGTCGGGATTGCCCGTACTACCTATGCAATGTATGAACAGGGACGGCGTACTCCTGATGTGGGTGTGGCTGTTAAAATTGGTGATCTTCTTAAGTTCAAGTGGATTCTTTTTTTTGAAAAAGAAGTACACGAAGCGCGTAAAAGGAAGGGTGTCAGCTAATTTTTGATTGCTTATGAGGAGGTGAGTAAAGTAAGCAAATACTTTATTCCGAAGTAGATGGAATCTTAGAAGTTAACTTCCTTCTGAATGGAGGTTCAGAAGGAAGCAGGGGGTTACTTGTTAATGCAGACAGGGGCGGTACCGGTCATATATACATCAGTCTCTTGTAATGTATCGCCAGGATATTCAGAACGAATTGCATTCACCGTATCGGCAACATCTTGCTGAACGAAGTGTTCTAAAACGTATTCAGAGTAACCGTCCGGCGCGTCCTTGATTAACTGACGAACTTCAGTAGCAATCGCATTTTTATAAGCCATTAACTCCACCTCCTCCTCCGTCACATTTCGACAGGGAGAAGAAGAAACCTTCCAAAGGAGGCAACAGAATGAGTCAACTCCAAAACTTCCAACACAATGTTTTCGGTGACCTGCCGCTTTTTATCACAGACAACACTGAGTGGTTCGGTGCTGTTGAAGCTGCTAAAGCTCTTAGCTTTTCAAATCCACATGCCGCCATCCGGACCCATGTGGATGATGATGACCTAACGGTCCATGAGGTCACCGATCGTCTTGGCAGAAGACAACGAAAAAAGTTCGTCAACGAATCAGGTCTCTACAATCTAATTTTCGGTGCATCCAGGCAGGGCAACAACGATCTGATCCGCCAGAAAGCTAAACAGTTTCGGAGGTGGGTGACGAGTGAGGTTCTTCCCGCCGTTCGGAAACACGGGGGCTATCTGACGCCGGAGAAAGTCGAAGAGGTTCTACTTAATCCGGATACGATCATCCGTCTGGCGACCGACTTGAAAAATGAGCGAGCGCAGAAAGAAGCGGAAATGAAGAAGAGGATCGAGCTGGAGGAGAAAGTGAAAGCCGATGAAAAGAAAGTCTTTCTTGCAGAGGCAATCCAAGTCAGCGAGAACGCTGTGCTGATTAAAGACTTGGCAACAGTGCTCACTCAGAATGGGGTGCCGATCGGTCAGAACAGGCTATTCAAAATCCTGCGCGAGAAAGGCTACTTGCTCAGCAGTAAAGCTTACTGGAACAAGCCATCTCAGCGGGCAATGGAAATGAAACTGTTCGAAGTCTCAACACGCCTTCACACCTCATCAGACGGCAGCACCTACCTGAAGTACACACCAAAGGTGACAGGCAGAGGACAGCTATATTTCATAAACAAATTTCTTAAATCTAAGCAGATCGGATAAAACAGCCGGGCACGCACCCGGCCGAATGGGGAGGGGTTTCGATGATCGCCATCGAGATTGACGAGAGGGAGGTTGACCGCTTGATCCGCGAGGAGGTTGAGCGGAAGCTGCGGGAACTGACACACCGGCACACGTTTTGGGACATGGCCGAGCTGTCTGAGCAAACCTGCATGAGCATCACATTCATCAAGGAAAACTTTTTCTATGACCCGAGGTTCCCGAAATACCGGGTGGGCCGGAAGTGGCTGATGCCAGCGAGGGAGACAGAGGAGTTTTTGCTCATGTGGCTCAAGGAGAAGGGGAGTTGAGCTCCTTGTATCTCCATCATAAACCGTATGGCACCCCAACACTATGTCAATCCGACATAAGGGAAGGGGGTGCTGAAAATGAAATATGGTGCGGTACTAAAAGCCGCCCGTGAACGGCATGGGCTATCGCAGGAAGAGCTGGCACATCACCTTCATATCCAGCAGGCCGACGTCAGCCGAATTGAGAACAACCGGAGAGAACCATCCATGAGCTTATTTCGGGACTGGACAGTATTGACTCAGGCCCAGGACGTCATGGTCGCATTCATCTGCGGGATGGACGGCCTGACAATCTTGCAAAACATAATGTCGGTGGTTATCGGCTTCATTGGAGGATGGATGATTTGAAGATACTCACGGCACTCAAAATATATTTTCTCTGCGACGAGGACGAAACAATTCCTCTTGAGGACTGGTTTTGGATGGCACTGGTCGGAGCAACAATGATCGGATCGATCTTGCTGACGGTGATCTTATGAAAAGACTTCTGGATCAAGACATAAAAAAGACGGCCCCGACAAAGCCGGAGCCGAACAGACAATAAACCGTTGAACCAAGTATAACACGGGAGCCTGGCTCCCATCAAGAAGCGTCGGGGTTCCCCTTCCCCCAATCCAGCCCCGGCGTTTCTTGATGGGATTCAACCATCGGAAAGGAGGAGTAAGCATGAACCATCCAGACGTCGAGCACACAATGCTCACCGGTTATCCGGACCGGTCGCACCTCACTTACGAGGACCGGCAGTGGAGTGCAGTTGACCACAGTGTCATCGCTGATCATCCGGTCGAGGACTACTTCGGTGACGAGATCCAGACAGGGGACAAGTACTTCACGGACGAGGCCGGCCGGATCGTCTTGCAGGACAACATCAGGGACTACCTGACCGAGTTAGCCGGCGCAGTGTTTTACAAGGCAAAGTAAAAAGCCCGCTGCGGTAACAGCGGACTTGCGGGCACTTCCTATAATTCCTAACTCAATTATAACCGGAGGGCCCGCGATTATTCAAGGGAGGGACAAACATGCAAGCTGAATCACTAAAAAACGTGTTGCACATAGATCGTTCTGAATGGCTGCAGGAGCGTCGCAAGGGACTTGGAGGATCGGATGCCGGGGTCATCCTTGGACTGAACAAATGGAAGTCACCGTTTCAGCTATATCTGGAGAAGACCGGTGAGTACACCGAGGAAGTCGATAACGAGTTCATTTACTGGGGCAACCAGTTGGAGGATATGGTCGCCCAGGAGTTCGCTAAACGGACCGGTAAGAAAGTCCGCCGGAACAACCGGATGCTGATCCATCCCGAGCACGACTTCATGCGGGCAAACATCGACCGGGTTGTCGTCGGTGAGCGGGCGATTTTGGAATGCAAGACAACGAGCGCCTGGAATGCAGAGCAGTGGGAGGGGGAGGACATCCCGGCATCGTACATCTGTCAGGTCCAGCACTACCTGGCAGTGACCGGTTACGAGAAGGCATACTTTGCGGTCCTGATCGGCGGTAACCGTTTTGTGTGGAAGGAAATCGACCGGGACGACGAACTGATTGACATCATCATCGACCGGGAGAAGCACTTCTGGGAGGAACACGTCCTCGCCGGGGTACCGCCTGAGATTGACGGAAGCCCTGCGGCCGGAGAACTGCTCGCCAAGCTCTATCCGGAGGACGACGGGGAGACTGCCATGCTCACCAAGTCGGACGAAGAGCTGCTGGAGGCGCTCGAATCAGTGAAGGGCGAAATCAAGGAACTGGACACACTCAAGAAGCAGTACGAAAACAAACTCAAGATGACCCTCGCGAACAGCCCTCACGGCGTGTCTCCGAGGTTTGAAGTCACATACCGGGCACAGGTCCGGAACACCATCGATAGCAAGCGTCTGCGCGAAGAAATGCCGGACATCGCCGAGAAGTTCACCAAGCAGTCGAAGACCCGCGTTCTGCGGATCAAACAAATCGAGGAGGCTAACTAATGGCTACCGTAAACGAAATCAAGAAGCAGGCTCAACAGAATCAGCAACCGGCACCCCGCCAGCCGAAGACAATCGAGGACTACTTAAAGCAGATGGCCCCGGCGATGGCGGAGGCATTACCAAAGCACATGAACATCGACCGACTCACCCGGATCGCGCTGACCACTATCCGCACTACCCCGCAACTGCGGCAAGCGGATCCGGCAAGCCTGCTCGGGGCAGTCATGCAGGCCGCACAGCTCGGACTCGAGCCCGGTCTTCTCGGCCACTGCTACCTTCTTCCGTTTAAAAATAACAACAAAGGAATCACCGAAGTTCAGTTCATCATCGGCTATAAAGGCATGATCGACCTGGCCCGCCGGTCCGGCCACATCGAATCCATTTACGCTCATGCGGTCTACGAAAACGACGAGTTCGAATATGAACTGGGGCTTGATCCAAAGCTCGTGCACCGGCCGACGATGGACGTCAATAAAGGGAAATTCATCGGTGCCTACGCAGTCGCCAAATTCAAAGATGGCGGATATCAGATGGAGTTCATGAGCCGGGCAGACATTGAACAGCGCAAGGGCCGCTCGAAGGCTGCAGGCTCCAAATTCTCGCCATGGTCCACCGACTACGAAGAAATGGCCAAGAAGACGGTCGTCCGGCACATGTGGAAGTACCTGCCGATTTCCATCGAGGTTCAGGAACAGGTCGAGTATGACGAAGGGACGGGACGGAGTATCAAGGACGTCACGCCTAATGACGATGTGTTCCTGGAAGCCCCTGACTATGAGGTCCTGGACATGCCTCAAGGAGGGGAGGAGCCAGAGAAAGAGCCGGTGCCGGTTGAGGTGGACAAGCAAAAGAAACAAGCAACTGCTGAAACGTTAGGAAAACTGGTGTAAGGGGGCTACGGCCCCTCAATTCTTAAAAAGTACCAAAAGGAGAGCGAGATAGATGAGTGATGTGAAGTGGATCAAGCTGAGTACGCAGATGTTTGAGGACGAAAAGATACGACTAATCGAGCAAATGCCCGACGCTGATACCATCCTCATCATCTGGGTCAAGCTCCTGTCGCAAGCTGGAAAGACCAATGCCAATGGCTACATTTATTTATCTGAAAACATTCCATACACAGATGAGATGCTAGCAACTATCTTCAACCGACCGTTGAGCACAGTTCGCTTGGCGCTCAAGGTATTCAGTGACTTCGGAATGATTGAATGTGATGACGAACAATTCATTTCTATAACGAATTGGGGTAAGCATCAGAGCCTTCAAGGATTGGAGAAAGTGAGGGAGCAAACTCGCGAACGAGTGGCCCGTCACCGAGAGAAAAAACGGTTGGAAGAACAGAAACGGAATGTAACGTTACACGGTAACGGTGCTGTAACCCACATAGAAGAAGAACTAGAACTAGATATAGATAAAGAGGAAGAGATAAAAGATAGTGTCCCGTACCGGGACATCGTTGCCTACTTCAACGAGAAGACTGGCCGTGAATTTAAATCAACATCCAAAGAGACCCAACGCTTGATTAAAGCTCGATGGAACGATGGATTCCGACTTGAAGACTTCAAGAAGGTTATAGATATCAAATCAGCTCAATGGCTGGGGAATTCGAAGATGGAAAATTTCCTACGCCCCAAGACATTGTTCAGCAATAACTTCGAATCCTACCTGCAAGAAAGGGTGATATCAGATGCAGAACATCAGCGACATCATGGCCGGCCTGCAAGAACGAGCTATGAAGATGAGCTCGCTGCAGCAGAACGAGCCAAGCAAGCATGGGGCGGAGTATGAGTGCCCGCAATGCAAAGACACTGAAATGATCCTGTATATCGACGAAGACGGCTACTCCATGGGCCGGCCGTGTGAATGCAAAGATCGCAAAGTCTGGAAGCGCCGATTCAAGAACGCCATGATCCCGGATGAATTCACCTATGCGACCATTGAAAACTTTCAGCACGACACGGACATGCAGAAGGACATGCACCGCATGACCACCGGTTACCTTGACCGGTTCCCTGCGCATCGGGACGCTCTGCACAAACACGGCATGCAGAACTTCGGATTAGTTGCAGACTTCGGGGAGCAGCGGATCCGCCGGATGCCCGATGAAAGCCGCACGGCCGCCAAGCAGGAGCACAACAGCTTCGGCATCGGCAAGACGCACTTGCAGATTGGCTTGTGCAAAAAACTGATCAAGGCCGGCTTCAATGTCCTGGTGATCTCGGATGTCAGCTTCATGGACGAGACGATGGCGGCCAAGCGGATGAGCGACAACGGCGAAACATTTCACGAGCTCATGCGGGGCGTCATGGAGGCCGACGTACTCATGTGGGATGACATCGGCAAAGCAAAGCCCTCCGAATCCAAAGAGGACCTGTATTACAACGTCATCAACGAACGTTACAAGCGCAAGAAGCCGATTGTCTTCTCCTCGAACGAGGACCGGGGAACGCTGGCGGACCGGATTGGGTACGCGGCAGCCAGCCGGCTGATCGGACAATGCGGAGACTATCTTCTCGAAACCAAAGGACAAGACTGGAGGCTTAAACGATGAACCAAATTGAGAAACACGCCGAAAAGATTACGAACACCCCGAAATACCACGCAGACGCTTTCACCGTCGCTGGGAACGCATGGAAAGCCTCGGGCTACCAGGACGAGCAGCAGTACCGCATGATGCTGAAACACCTGGAGCACCTGCAACAGATCCTCGGGACGGACCAGCAAGGCGTGCTGGACTTCCTGTACCGGATGGACATTGCGGCCTAAGCCTTTATTTTTTCACCGACTCTACTAATCAATCAACCTACCAGGAGGGACAGATATGCACTACACAGGCATCGACAACACCGGCGTTATGAGCAAGCCGATCGAGGAGATCGAGGAGAGCAAACGCATCATCAGCACGTTCGGCCATTCCGGCTACAGCTTCGCGTTTGTGGTTGATCGGTCGAGGGGCCCGAGGGATTACCGGGCGGTCTTGCGGCATGAGGGGGCGATCCAGCGTGCAACAAGGGCGCGTTCGTGACGGAATGTCTGCGGAACGAAAGCTGAGACAGCTTGAGACCATGACCCCATGGGAGCGAAGGGAACTGCGGCACCGGAGAGAGCGTGAGAAAGAAGCTCGCCTGAAGTGGTATGCCGAGCGAATGGAAATGGTTCAGGAGCAACCGAAGGACCAACAGGAGAAGGCGTGTCACCCGTTGGTCACTGACGAAATGGCTGCCGAGGCAAAACGAAATGGTATTGCAAGACGAACCCTGCGAAAGCGATTGAAGAATGGCTGGGATCCAGAAGAAGCTACGACCATCCCGCCCAAACAACAAATCCCGTGGACAGCCGAAGAACTAGGAACCATGAGGCAAGCAATCCAGGAAAAGAAAAGCCTGTCCGAGGTGCGGAACCTGTTCGGTGATCATCCGAGCTCATCAGTCGCCACCAGATATTACGATGAGCGGGCAATCATGCGGGAGGACGGGCTGCTATGAACAGATTCATAGCACAGGAACGCGCAGGGGCTTGTCTGTCGGTCTCTGTGGATGAACATGAACACGAATCAGCAAAGGCGGCGAAACGCCTGTAATCGAACGGGAGGGAGCCTGTAATGGAGGGAGCGAACTGCAAACGTTGCGGCCGGCCACTCAAGCTGGCGCACAGCGTGGAGGTGGGCTACGGCCCGACTTGCAGGAAAAAGCATGACGAGGCGGAAGCTGAGTTTCTAAAACGGCAGATCACGATCGAAGAATACGCGGAGTTTGCGGAAAAGGCGGTGGGACGATGAGGCAACTCAAGAGCCAAACTCATCGCAACCGAGGAGCACATCTGGAACGGCTGCTGGATATGACCCACCGGCAGTACCGGGCGAACGGGATTGCCGACATCCGAAAGATCCCGACGCCGGTCAAGATCACAAGCAATGACCGCGGCCGGATCACCGGATATACCCAGCGCGGGGAGCTGGTCGACTACTTCGGTATCTTCGACGGCCGGCCGATCATCTTCGATGCCAAGCAGACGAATGAACGGACACGGTTCCCCTTGGACAATATAGCAGACCATCAGTACAACATACTGGAATCATGGCACCAGAAGGGCGCACACGCCTTCCTGGTCGTCCGATTCGACAAGTTGGACGAGCAATACATTCTGCCCTTCCCGTTGCTCTTAGAGGCGTGGACGGGCTACAAGGGGGACGGACGGAAGAGCATCCCATATGAAACGTTCCTGACCGAATGTGAGCAAGTCAAAAGTGAGAAAGGCTACCCTTTGCATTACCTCAAACACTTGTGAGGGGGGAGGAAACAGCATGAAGGAAGCAGACGAGAAGCCGGACGGCGTGTACATCGTCAAGGACGGCAAGGCGAAGAAAGTTACCCCTCCGGCGACCGGATTCGGGAAGCAAGTCGTCACTTGGGAAAACGGCAAGCCGACGCGGTGTGAAGTCAGTTTTACGGAGAGGACTTAATCAGCGATTGACGCATGTGATAGATAGGGCAGAAGAAGGGTGAAAGGGCGGTAATAAAAGTGAGACAGTACGAAAAAGGCTATTTGGACGGACAACTTGACAGTGCCGAAAATGAATTAGAGATTCTTTACAGAATTAAAAAAGACTCTCACGAAGATTGGCGAGCAAACAGTGTTTTAATGACAAGGATTAAGGACACGGAAAGATTCTTGGAGAAGCACGGACGTTAGTCCAAAGTTCGGATAAACGACTGATTAACTGAATAACCGACGTTACGGAAACAATCCGGACGCTGACTAAACCACCTGGGGAGGGGTTTGGCCGGCGTTTTTCATTCGGGAGGGAAACAGAATGGGAAATCTAGTATTTGATGGTCAAGGAAGGTTGCAGATTGATATAATGGACCTACCAGCGAACTGTGTCGTGGTGATTTCGGAAGGCAAGGCAAAGGTCCGAGAGCTACCGAAGTTCGGGGAATATAGGATTGTGACGCATCAGGGGAAGGTAAAACGAATGCGGAGGGAAGAGGGGGAAGAGTTTTGACTATTCTAATTAGATTCATGGAAGAGAAATTTGTTGAAGACTTCATGAAAGGCCACATTTACATGAAGTCGAATCAATACTTTATAGATTTGGAAAAAGAGCTTGGTGTTGAAGGCATAGGAGATAAATATGAGGGCGCACATGTCGAAGATCTTATTCCTGGTAAACATGAAGTATATTTAACTAGTGGAGACACAAAAATTAAAATCCATTTCACAAAAATGAGGATTGCTCAGCAATATGAAAACATCAAAAAATTCCCTATACTTTGTAGTTTAATGCTAACCGAAGATGACTTTGAACACTGTGAAAGTGAAAACAAATGGGTATTAAGAAATGAAACATATAATGATTTCAAAAGAGACTTCGACAATCGAACCGCTATAATTATAGTGGATTTTGAAGAATTCAAAAGTAGAGTGAATAGGGAATTAAACAACATCGGAGTTAGAGGTTGGATGGGAAAAGTTACTTATTATGATTCTCCTCATCCATTGACTGTAGAAGATTTTGATAGCGATCCCATAAAGGCTTTGTTTTACAAGAGGAAAGTTTTTGAGCATCAACGAGAATACCGGATAGTTGTTGAACAAATTGAGAGTGATCATGTAACACTTGATGTTGGAGATATTTCCGATATCGCAAAAAAAATAGACATGACAAGTTTAGCAAGTTTGCAAATTCATTTAGAATCAGAGGAAAATATTTGATTACAGCATTGGGCTGTTTTATTTGTTCTTTCCTTGTTGCAGTTTAAGTTTAAGTACGAGATCCAAAAGAATTAGAATGTTGCGCGCATATAGGGGAGTGAGAATGTGAGAGCTAGAATGAAGAAGGGGGAGAGCTTTGAACGCTGATATAATTGACCTAATCAAATCGTTTGAAGGGATTATAGGCGCCGTGCTGGGTTCAGTTTTAACTTTAATAACAACACATTTACTGAAGAAAGCAGGGGGGTTAACCAGTAATATTAACATTGACAATGTTAATATTACAGAGGATAAGGATGGCTTTTTCAAAAATGTAGAAAGTTTAAAGGAAGCTGATCATGCCAAGGTTGAGCTGGTTGTAGATTTTTATAATAGCTCCGAGATATACAAAAGTATCAGTGATATTAAGGTTGATTTTTACGATGGGAAAAAGTTGATATATTCTATACCTCTCTCTGATTCAGATACTAGGAAAACCGGAAAAATTTTTACTGCTTTTGACGAGTTTGAATACTTGAATGTTGCTCCTAATGAATTAGTGAAAAAGAAGCTGTTCTTTGAGTTTAACCAAAATAATATTGAAATATTAAAAATCACTACACACTTCTCAATAAGGTACTCAATACACAAGAATAGTGCGAAAAGAAAGCGTGAGATTAAGAAAAAATTCTTTATAGATTTCTAAAGGTCCCACTGGCCAACCAGAGGACAACATCTGATTACAGCATTGCGCTGTGTCATTTGTTGTCCTCTTTTTTTGTATTCAACTTAGAGGGGAGCAATTACGATGATTGAAAACTGGGCGGATCATCTCATTACAGAATACACAGTGGGACGGAAGGCGCTTCACGCGATGAAGGAACGCTACGACGAGAATGATCCATACCAAAAGCAGGACGTCTCACACATCAACAGCATGATCGATTCTATGACCTATTCAATGGAGTGGATGGAGACTGGCCGGGAACCCGGTACCTTCCGGGGGATGGACAAGCAGCGGCAGTATCAAAGGCAGTTTTTCGAGAGCGTGGAGACTATCCCGGATATTGTCGAGGAGCTGGGCATCGACATCATTGAACGCCGTCTAGAAATGGACACGGAAATGAAGATCCTGCTCACTGATCTGTTTGTCTCCATGTCCCACCGTGAGCGAGAGTGCTTCATTCTTCACAGTGCTCAAGGCATGAGCATGGGCAAGATTGCGAAGACGATCGGAGTCAGCAAAGCAACCGTCCAGAGCTACATAAATCGGGCCCGGAAGAAGGTCGAGGAGATCATCGCTTAAAAAGATGGTGCCATACGATGCCATACGGTTTTGCCATTAGTGAAGGGGGGATCAGGGGGGATGCACGGACGAGTGCGCCTCTCCAGTCACCGAAACATATTAATCTGAAAAAATGACAGGATGTTGAAGGATTCCCTGCTGACAATGGTGAAGATTGTCGGAAAGGGGGTGAAAGCATGGACACGAAGAAGTTAAGGTATGCGATCCTGCGCGAGGTCGATTCGGGTAATTCGGCACTGACCGAAAAGGATTTTGATGTCGCTGAAGATGATTTTGATGAGGCTATTCGTCACTTGGATCGAGAGGGGTACCTCGTAGGCATTTTTTATGCAGATGACAGACCGCAACTCTTTGAAGGCACAGCCAGAGTGACAGAGAGAGGCGAAGAGTACCTGGAAGAGAACAAGTCATGGAAAAAGCTATACAAGGGATTAAAAGAAATACGTGATTGGTTAAAGTGAAGCATCCTTCGGGGTGCTTTTTTCTATGCCGAATCAGCATTGGAATTCATCCCTGGAATAGTTACAATTGCACCAGGAGGTGAAGAATATGAAAAAAATCATAGCTATCCTGGCTGCCGCCATGCTGCTATTGGCTGCATGTGGAGAGAGCGAAGAGAAAAAAAACGACGAGCCGGAAAAGAAAGAGACGAGCGCAGCTCCAAAAGAGGAGAAGGCCGAGCCGGCTAAGGAAAAGGCCGAAGAGCCAAAGGAAGAGTCCGAGGAAGTGGACACCCAGAAGGTACTGGAAAAGGCGCTGAAAAAGAAGCTCGGGGATGAGTTCATTTCGTTAAATGGCGTATTTGTCGGAGATGAATACTTCGGACAGATCGAACTAAAGGGCACAGAAAGCATGACACCGAAATTGACGGTTAAAAGCATGAAGTTGTCTATCCGAGACGCCTTATACGTGATTCGAGATTCTAAGGTGGGGGCCGAGAATTTTTCCAACATCGGAGTAAGCGTGAAATATCCGCTTGTATCTGCTGACGGGAAGACTGCCGATGAGTACGTGATCAAATCAGACTTTACAGGCGAAACGGTTGCCAAGCTGGACGGAGCAAATCAGAACAACATCCAGGACTTTGCCTCCGACTGGTGGGAGCATCCTGCAGTCCAACAATAAGGTTATCAAGCGTTCATCCAAACTGGTGGGCGCTTTTTATATTTCACAAAAAGCGAGCAGCGTGAAAGTGGGTGGTGATGTGCAGTGAAACTGACAGAAAAGCAGCGTAGGTTTGCCGATGAATATATCCGGCTGGGCAATGCGACCGAGTCGGCTTTGAATGCCGGATACAGCCGCAAGACTGCTGCCGTGATCGGTGCAGAGAACCTTAAAAAACCTAATATCAAGACCTACATCGAAGAGCGGCTCGAAGAACTTCGCAAAGAATCGATCGCAGATCAAGATGAAGTGCTGCAATACTTGACTGCCGTCATGCGCGGAAAGATAACAGACGAGGCCCTTCTCGTTGTTCCGGATGGGGACTTTGGAGCGACCGTGGAGCGTAGGGAAAAACGTTCTGACACAATGGCGCGCACAAAAGCGGCCGAGCTTCTTGGAAAGAGGATGATGCTCTGGACCGAAAAACAACAGGTAGAAGTGGTGCTTCCGCAGTTCATTGAGGATGTGCCTGACGATGACGACTAAGGTGCAACCGATTCGGATCAGCGAAAAGATCGGGAACGGATACAACCGGTATTGGAATAGCCGGAACTTCTATCGCGTGAATAAGGGGAGCCGGGGTTCCAAGAAGTCGAAGAACACGGCACTCAATTTTATTCATCGGATCATGAAATACCCGTGGGCGAACCTGCTTGTCGTCCGGCGCTACTCGAACACGAACAAGCAATCCACCTATACGGATCTCAAGTGGGCGGCCTCTCAGCTGGGAGTGCTGCACCTTTTTAAATTCAATGAAAGCCTGCCTGAGATCACGTACATTCCGACCGGACAGAAAATCCTTTTCCGCGGACTGGATGACCCGCTCAAAATTACGTCCATTACGGTGGATGTTGGAATCCTCTGCTGGCTCTGGGTTGAAGAAGCGTATCAGATCGAGAATGAGGACAAGTTTTCCACAGTTGTGGAGTCGATCCGGGGAACTGTTGACGATCCGGAGTTTTTTAAACAGGTCACGATCACCTTCAACCCGTGGTCTGAGCGCCACTGGCTCAAGAAGGCGTTTTTTGATGAGGAGACGCGCCGGGCCGACACGTTCGCTATGACGTCCACCTTCCGCATGAATGAGTGGCTGGACGATGTAGACATCCAGCGTTATCTTGATCTATACAAGACCAACCCCAGACGCGCCAGAATCGTCTGTGACGGCGAGTGGGGCGTTGCGGAGGGTTTGGTATTCGACAACTTCGAGGCGCGCGATTTCGACAAGCAGGCGGTCATCCAGCGCGTCGGGGAAACAACGCACGGCATGGACTTCGGCTTCACAAATGACCCGACGACTTTGCCATCCACCGCCGTGGATCTCAAGCGCAAAGAGTTGTGGATCTATGACGAGCATTATGAGACCGGGATGCTGACCCAGGACATCTACAACATGATCGCCGAGAAGGGGCTGCTGAAAGCGTCCATTACTGCAGACAGCTCGGACAAGCGATTGATCGCCGAGCTCCGAGCAAAAGGCGTCCGGCGGATCCACTCGGCCGTCAAGAAGCCGGGAAGCATACGGCATGGCATCAGCTTCCTGCAGGGCTTCAAGATTTACATTCATCCGTCCTGTGTGAATACGATCGAGGAATTTAACACCTACGTCTTCCAGCAGGACAAGGAAGGCAACTGGCTGAACGAGCCGGAAGACGCAAACAACCATATCATTGACGCCTTGCGCTACTCCATGGAGCGCTACCACCTTGGAACACGCAAGGGAACTGACGAGAAGGTCGGAGCGCTCAAGTCGCTCGGCCTGTAAGGAGGGCAGAGTATGTCTGTTGATACGAACGATTTTGAAACAGCTGCAGATGAAAGCCTGACGAGGCCAAGGAGCCAGGGGGCAGGCGTGCAGTTCTCTTCGGAGGCGAGGATCCACTACACCTACTCCAGTGCCGAGGATCTGCTGAACAACCTCGACGATCTGGCAGAAATGCTGGAGCACCATCTTATTCACCAAGTGCCGCGCTTGGACATCCTGGACGACTACTACGAGGGCGAGAATACAAGGATTTCCGAGGGCGTCCGTCGTCGCGAATCGCATCTGGCCGATCACCGACCGCCGCACAACTATGCAGAATATGTCTCGCAGTTCATCCAGGGCTACATGACCGGGATCCCGATCCGCGTCACCTATCCGGACGATGAGAAGGTTAATGATCTGCTACTGGACATTAACCGACAGAACGATGCCGACGCCCACAACTCGGAATTGATCCTCGACTTGTCCATTTACGGACGGGCCTATGAGCTTTTGTTCCGTGACAAGTCGGACCGTAACCGGTTTGTCCGTTTAGACGCGCTGCAAACATTCGTGATCTACGATGACACGGTGGAGCAAAAGCCGATTGCCGGTGTGCGGTATTACAAAAAAGCGTTCAGAGCAAACGTGCCCTATACGGTCGAGGTCTACACCGACTCCAAGAAGGTCACATACGAGTCTAAGAGCTTCCAAGCCCGGGATATGAAGGAGACCGCATCTGAGTTTCACCATTTCCGGGGCGTGCCGGTCATCGAATACCAAAACAACCGGTTCCGCCAGGGAGACTTCGAAAAGGTGCTGCCACTCATTGACCTGTACGATGCCGCACAGGCGGACACGGCCAACTACATGACGGATCTCAATGATGCGTTGCTCAAGATTGTGGGCAACGTGGATCTGCCAGACGCCAAAAAGATGAAGGATGCCAACATCCTTCTCCTCCAGACGGAGACGGATTCGGAAGGCCGGCAGGGGCACGCAGACGCGGATTACATCTACAAAAAGTACGATGTAGGCGGGGTTGAAGCATACAAGAGCAGAATACAAAATGACATTCACATGTTCACCAACACACCGAACATGAACGATGAGAAGTTCGCGGGTAATTCCTCCGGAGTTTCTATGGTGTATAAGCTGTTCGGCCTTGAGCAGAAGCGCGTAACGAAAGAAAGGTTCTTCAAGCGCTCCCTCATGGAACGGTACCGCATGCTCAACAATGTGCTGGGGGCCGCCCAGGAAGGTTCGTTCATTGTGGAAGACCTGGACATCGTCTTCACTCCGAATCTGCCTAAGAACGTGAAAGACGAGCTGGAGATGTTCTCGCAGAACGGCGGCAAGCTGTCGAACCGAACAATGCTCGGCCTGCTTTCATTCGTGGACGATCCTGCCGAGGAAGAGGAGCGCATCGAAGAAGAGGAAGAGGCAAAGCGGATCCCGTATGACTTCCTTGCTGATCCGAATGAGGGCGGAAAGCCCCCAAAAGATCCGACAGTAGAGGGTGAGCCGAATGGCTGAAAGCTATTGGGTTAAACGGGAACGGGAGAACATGAAACGGCTGAATCGGTCCGATGCCGAGATGGCTGCCGTCCTGGATAAGGAGTACCGGCGAACGCTCGACGAAGTGCAGTCCTTGATTGACGCTTTCTACAGCTGGTACTCGGACAAAGAGGGGATTAGCCTTTCCGACGCACGGATGCGCGTGCAAAAGCTCGACATGGAGAAATATGAGGACCTGGCGAAGAAGTATATCCAGACCAAAGACCTCAGCCCGATTGCCAACCGACAGATGCGCTTGTACAACCTCACCATGAAAGTGAATCGCCTTGAGCTCCTGCAGGAACATATCCGGCTGGAGCTCATTCTGCTGTCCAGCAAAGAGGAGATGCTGCTACGCAAGGCATCTATGGAGGAAGCCCGGAGAGAGTTTGAACGGCAGGCCGGTATTCTGGGACAGACGCTCAACGCCAACGAGAAGTTGTTCCGCACGATTGCCGATGCCTCTTTCCACGGGGCCCACTTCTCGGACCGGATCTGGGCGAATCATGAAGCGCTCAAGTCCACTCTCAACCAGACAATAAGCGCCGGTATTGTGCAGGGGCGCTCCTCCCGAGAGATGGCAAGTGTGATTAAAGACCGGTTCAAAGTCTCGGCATACCAGGCCCAGCGCCTCGCACAGACAGAGTTTGCCCGCGTGCAGATCGCCGCACAGGAAGAGTCCTATAAGCAGGGCGGCATCGAAAGATATGAGTACCTGGCGTGGATCGATAACCGAACTTCGCATTACTGCCGTAGCCTAAATGGCAAGGTGTTCAAGGTGAAGGATATGCAACCCGGCGTCAATGCGCCACCGATGCACCCGCACTGCAGATCCAGCACAATCCCGATTGTCGAATAGGAGGAGACGAGATGGAGTCGAGAGAGACCGGCGAGTATGCTGAGGAGGCAAAAAAGTTTGAAGAAGCAATGCGGAGGCTGTGGGAGTTTGTATCGGAAAGGTTCCGGGACCGACTGCTGAGGTTTACAGAAGCAATGTCCGAGGTCCAGGAATTAATCGATCGAGAACGGGCACTCCGCGCGACCTGGACGGTCTGCATGGACAACCGCCGTCCGCACCAGGTACTTGATCGGCGACCGGCATTCGGGCCGCGTAAATTACTTTGAGGGGGTGATGGACCGTGTTTGCTGTTTTGCCGCGATATGCGGGGAAAGGAAGTGATCCATCTATCTCCGGATCGGCCGCCCGGTGATGCGGCATGCGCCCGGCAAGGCGTAAAACTGCTGATGACCTACTAAATCAATCGTGCGCGGGCACGGGCAGGAAACGGAATACAAACATAACAGGGCAGAACTGGACGGGCTTTCGGGCGTGTCTGGGGCTGCCTTTTGTCATGGGCGGAAACGGGACCAACCGGCGTGCGCGGGATAAGGAGACATGAACCGATGAAACCAGAAAAGAAATGGCCCCTGCGCCTGAATATCCAACACTTTGGCAATACCGATCCGGCTGATCCTCCAGCAGATCCAAAAGGCGGACAGAACGAACCTCCCGCAGATCCTCCGGCCCCGAACCAAGCGGAGATCGACCGCCAGATTTCTAAGGCTGTTCAGAGTGCCCTGGACAAAGCGCAGAAACGCTTCGAAGAAGAAAAGCAACAGGCGATCGCAGACGCAAAGAAAGACGCCGAAGAGTACGCCAAGATGTCCGAAAAAGAGCGGAAGGATGCCGAGTTTCAGAAGCGCCTGAAAGAGATTGAGGACCGGGAGCGTGCCTTGAATGAGAAGCAGCTGCTGTCCGAGATTGAATCCGATCTAAAAGAACAGGCACTTCCTCTTTCTTTCGCTTCCGCGCTCCTCCGTCTAGGCGAGAATGAGGCGATCAAAGAGGCGATCACCGGCATCAAGGCGGATTTTGATGCAGCTGTCAACGAGCGAGTGAAGGAAGAATTGCGGCAGGAAACGCCGGGTGCTGGGAATGCCCGCTCTCAGACCTACACTCGCACAGGCATGGCCGAAAAGGCCGCGAAACACCGACTCATTAAATGAATGGAGAGATCAATTTGAAAACCTACCAAAAGATGAAGGCACCACTTCGCCTTAACATTCAACACTTTGCCGAAACAGATTCGGCGAAATTCAATCCGGACAATGTGGTCATGTCTAACTTCATGGAGGGTGAGATTCCAACTCAGTTCTCCGATGTGATTGTCGAGGACGTCATGGCAAACTCGGTCACGATGCAGTTGGCCCAGTATGAAGAAATGACTCAGCAAAAGAAAGAATTCACCTATCTGACCGGACCGCTCGGCGCTTACTGGGTGGGAGAAGGTAAGAAGATCCAAACATCGAAACCCACTGTCGTAAAAGCGGTTATGGAGGCGCACAAGCTCGGCGTCATCGTCCTGGCTACCCGTGAAGCGCTCCAGTACACGGTCCGTCAGTTCTTCACACAGATGCGCCCTCATATCGCAAAAGCTCTCTATACCAAGTTCGATGAGGCCGCAATCCTCAACGTGGACAATCCGTTCCTACAGTCTCTTGACCAGGCGGTCCGCAATGTAGACAACCATGTCATCTCAGGACCAATCAACGGAGAGAACTACTTTGCCCTCACGGATGCAGTGAACGATGAAGGGTTCGACGTGAACGCCTTTATCTCGAAGAAGCAGAACAAGTCGCTTCTCCGCAATGTTGTGGACGGGTTCAAGCAGGAAGATGGCACAATCGTAGATCCGACACGCCTGTACAACCGCAACGCCAACACACTGGACGGCCTGCCGATTGCAGAGCTTGATTCCAAAGAAATGGCGAAGGGGACGCTGTACGCCGGCGATTTCAACTATCTGCGTTACGGGATCCCGTTCAATCTGAACTTTAAGATCACCGACACGGGCCAGATTTCCACGATCACCGACGAAAACGGCGATCCGATCAACCTGTTCGAGCGCGAGATGGTCGCCATGCGCGCGACGATGGACGTCGGCTTCATGGTCCTCAAGGACGAGGCTTTCGCGAAACTTGAGCCTGCTGCCGAAACACCAGAAGCGCCCGCCGGCGCATAAGGAGGAGGAGACAGAATGGCTGAATACAAAGTAATCGTTGATTTCACCGATTTTCAAGACGGCGGCCACGTATACCGGGCTGATGATCCGTACCCAAGAAAAGGGGCGAAAGTCAGCGAGGAACGTGTGGCTGAACTGTCCAGTACGGAAAACAAGCGCAATGAAGTGCTGATCGTGGCTGTCGATGACGAGCCTCCTGAGAGCGTTACGGCCGAATACCCGAAACACAACGGGGGCGGCTGGTACGAGCTCTCCAACGGCGAGACAGTGCAGGGCAAGACGGCCGCAGCTAAAGCAGAAGCAGAACTGCAGAAATGAGGCGAGAACATGGAGGATCTTGAGAAGCGGATTCTCGGCCGGGTGAAACGTCTCATCGGTTTGTCTGACGCCCTCCAGGACGAAGCTCTGCAAGAGATCATCCAGATCCGGAGAGAGCATCTGCAGATCGAACTGGAGCGCGACGAGATTCCCTCGGCTCTGGAGTTTATCCTGGTGGAGCTGTCCGTCCGCCGGTACAACCGGATCGGCTCGGAAGGGATGAGGGGTGAATCGGTCGAGGGGCACTCGGTCAACTTCTACGATCTCGCTGAGGAGTTCAAACCTTACGACCACCTTATCAACCGGTACCGGCCGAAAGATCAGACCCAGCCGGGGCGCGGGAAGGCGATTTTCCTATGAGATTTGCCGACCGCGTGACCTTTATCCAGGAGACGGGCGGCGGGTACAACCCGGACACCGGCCGGCACGAGCCTCCAGAGATCCGGCGCGAGACGCTGCCCTGCAATCTCTCCTATGTCGGCATTGACCGGCAGAAGGAACTCTTCGGGCAGATTGACCGCGCGACGGCCATCGTCCGACTCCGCCAGCCGTACTCCCGGCGCTTCGATTATGCCGAGATCGAGGGCAGACGCTATGCGCTTTCCCGGCGAACACCGTTGCGCTCGGTGAATGCTTTTTACCTGGAGGAGGTGCCGAAGACGTGAAGCTGAACGGCATGGAAAGACTCAATAAGAAGCTGGCGTCCGGCAGTTCCATCCGGCAAGATGCCGCGAAGGTTGTACAAAAGCACGCAACCCGGATGAACGGCCTGGCCCAAAGGAATGCGCCGGTGGACACGGGCGAGCTCCGACGCTCCATCCGGACGGGATATTCTGACGGAGGGCTGACTGCGACAACGAAAGTTGGTGTGCATTACGGGCCCTATGTGGAGTACGGCACGCGATTCATGGCCGCTCAACCGTTTCTCCGGCCAGCTTTTTATAACACAGCCTGGGACTTCAAAGACGACATGGACAAGTTGGTGAAGTGATGGAGAAATCTCCTCAGCAGATCATCTATGATGCAGTTTTCAAAGCCTCCCAGAATGCGGGTTACCGGACATTCGATTTTCTGCCCGCCGAAGATGAAGCCTATCCTTTTGTGTTCATTGGCGAGCAGCTCGATGACGACCTGATCTACAAGAGTGTCGTCCTCGGAGAGGTCCGGCAAACCGTTCATATTTATCATAACTACCGCGGACGCGGCGAGCTGACAGGCATGGTCCATGAGCTCAGGAAGCGTCTGTGGGTTTTAGGCAAGACGGAGGGGCAACCCTTCAAGACAAAAGCTGTTCACGGCCAGGTGATCCCCGACAACTCGACAGGAGCCCCACTGCTGCATGGGATCATCGAGGCCGTTTTTAGATTCTAAGAAGGAGGCACAAGCATGACAAACCCTATTACGAAATATCGGGACGACTACGCACCCCTGCTTGAGAGCAAGGCGCTTGACGGTGTGATTTGGGGCAAGGACAAGATCCTTCTATTCCGCGTTCTGGGCGACACGGAGGCGGCATCCAAGCTCGCGTTCCAAACCTCGCACACTTTCTCTTTCTCGCCGGATAAAGAGACGATTAAAACGAAAGATGGAAACGTGATCCGGGACAACGGGACAGAAACGGAAGTGTCGATCGAGGCGATCCAGAAGAAAGGGGATCCACTGTTCGGGTTGCTGACCGTCGCGGTCCTTGAGGGACTGACTCTCGAAGTCTGGGAGGTCACAGTGGACGAGGATCTCAAAACAGAAGCAGGCTATCCGGCAGCTTATGCCCGGGGGCAACTGACCGCATGGGAATGGCCTGCAGGCGCAGAAGAGGAAGCGACGGTCACCGGGACCCTGCTAGTAGAAGGAAAGCCGAAATGGGGCTACACGCCTCTCTCGGCCGACCAGGAGACTGCAGTCGAGTATGCGTTCCGGGATGCAGGCGCAATTCCAACAGAAGCCTGATGTTTGGAGGGGGAAACCCCTCTTTTTTATTTGGACTGAACCAATAAGGAGGAAAACAATATGAATTTCGCGATCAACGGCAAAGACTACGAGCTGCGGTTTGGCATGCTCTTTCTCAAAGAAATGGATGAGCACTACAAAATGAAGGTGAATGGCCAGGTTGAGTTCTCGATGGGCATGAAGTTTGCGCTGCCTTACCTTAAGACCGGCAATCTTCCGGCTTTGCATAATACTCTCTGCGCGGCTTTGAAACATCACAAAGAGATCAAGCCGTTCCAGGTTGAACGAGAGATCGAGCGCATCGCAGAAGAGGACGCTGAAAACGAAACGGACAATCTGGGCGAGCTGTTTGAGGAGCTACTCGAAGAAATGGGAAAGCAACCGCTGTTGAAGAAGGAATTCTCCCAACTGCAAAAGACGGAGAAGGAAGTGGCGGAACAGGGGAACGCCTGACATATGACCGGATAGTGCTCAACTGTTTCCGTTATCTCGGAGCCACAAGTGAGAGAGAAGTGGAACTTTTGACGATGCGAGAATACCTCCTCCGCATGCACGCCGAGACGCTCAAGAGACTGGACCAGAAAGAGGACATGCACCTGCAGGCCTGGCTCGGCCATATGGTCACGGCAACCAGAGAGCAGGGCAAGAAACAGGTGCCGGTCTATAAAACTTTCCGGGACTTTTTCGATCGTGAAAAAGAGCTCGAAGGGCTATACGGACCGAAGTCCGATCCTCGGAAATCCAGACTCGCAGACATTGCCGCGGTCGCGAACGGGTGAAAGGAGGCTGAACGATGGAATCCTATGCAGTGGAGGCCATTCTGAAAGCTAACACTAAAGGGTTTGAAGAGGGATTCCGAGCCGCCGCCGAAGCCGCAAAAACTTTTCAGCGAACCGCTGACGGAATCTCTACCGACAGTATTGAAAAGGTCGGCAGAGACTTCCAAGCGGCCGGAAACAACATCAAGGACTCCGGAAAGAGCGTCATGAGGGTGGGCGCCGGTCTCACTGCCGGGCTAACCGTTCCACTGGTCGGACTGGCCGCTGCTGCCATTAAAACCGGCATGAGTTTTGACGACTCGATGGCTCAAGTTGCCGCTGTTTCTGGTGCTACCGGAAAGGATTTTGAACGATTAGAGAGTATCGCCCGAGAGATGGGCGCAACCACCCGTTACTCGGCCTCAGAGGCCGCGGACGGGCTTTTGTACATGGCAATGGCGGGCTGGAAAACGGATCAGATGATCGCTGGCCTGCCGCCGATTCTGAACCTCGCGACGGCTGCAGGAGAGGACCTCGGCGTCACATCCGACATCGTGACGGACGCTCTGACCGGCTTTGGACTGCAGGCGCAAGATGCAGGCAAGTTTGCCGATGTTCTTGCCGCTGCCAGCTCCAACGCAAACACGAACGTTTCCCTTCTCGGGGAATCGTTTAAGTATGTGGCTCCGGTTGCTGGGGCGATGGGCTACACGGCGGAGGACACAGCCATTGCGCTCGGTCTGATGGCAAACGCCGGTATAAAAGGGTCTCAGGCGGGTACCGCTCTCCGGACGATGATGACAAACCTGGTCAAACCGACTAAGGAAATGAAAAAGTCCATGGACAAGCTTGGCATCAGTATCACCGACTCCAAAGGTGAATTGAAGCCATTTAGCCAGGTCATGGATGAGCTCCGGGAGAAATTCGGGAAACTGGATGAAGCCCAGCAGGCACAGTACGCCGCGACTATCTTCGGGAAAGAAGCAATGGCCGGAGCCCTTTCAGTCATCAACGCCTCAGAGTCCGATTACGACAAGCTCACCGAAGCAATCCGCAATTCTGAAGGGGCAACGGAAAGAATGGCCGTTGCTATGGAGGCCACTCTCGGCGGGACATGGCGGAACATCACGTCCGCTTTGGAAGAGCTCGGGATACAGATCTATAAAATTCTGCTGCCTTACCTTCAGAAAGCATCTGACGGAATCCTCAAGTTTCTGGAATGGCTGACTCAGCTGTCTCCAGGAGTCAAGGTGGCGGCGGTCGCCTTTGCGGCGTTCCTCGCGGCAATTGGTCCGATTGTGACCATCATCGGCGTGCTCATTGTGATGGCGGGGTCCCTGATCGGAAACTTCGGCGTGCTGGCTACCAAGTTTGCGCCGGTCATCAAAAACTCGACGCTCCTGAGTGCCGGGTTTAAGGGAATAACCAGAGCGATCAGTCTTATGTTCGGTCCGGTCGGTGCCATCATTGCGCTTTTACTCACGCTCATTCCGGTGTTCATCAAGCTATACCAGGAAAATGAGACGTTCCGAAATATCGTGCAGACGGTTTGGGCGTTCATCCAGAATATCATCACACAGGTCGTCTCGGCGGTGGTCACGTTCGTCATGGGGCTGTGGGGCCAGCTGACAGCCTTCTGGCAGGAGAACGGAGACATGATCCTCCAGGCGACGCAGAACGTCTGGAACGTGATTTCTACTGTCATCACCACGGTGATGGGCGTTATTGCGGCAGTATTCCAAGCGGTTTGGCCTGTAGTGCAGGCCCTGGTCATGCAAGTGTGGGAGAACATCAAAGGTGTGATCCAGGGAGCGCTCGACATCATTATGGGCGTTGTGAAGGTGTTCGCCGGTCTGTTCACTGGCAACTGGTCGAAAATGTGGGAAGGGATCAAACAGATCTTCTCCGGTGCGCTCAACCTGGTCTGGAATCTGGTCCAGCTGCATTTCATCGGAAAAATTATGGGGGTCGCACGGTCGTTTGTCGGACTGTTCAGGGGCAGCATTTCGTCCCTCTGGTCTGCGGTCAGAAGCATCTTCACAACAGCGCTGAATGCTATCAAGAATTTCTTCTCCAAATCGTTCAACAACATGCGCTCTGTTGCGAATACGAGCATGTCCACGATCAGATCGCTCATTAGCACCATCCTGAATGCAATCAAAAACTTCTTCACGTCTTCGCTCGGGAATATCCTGAATGCCGTCCGGTCGAAGTTCTCTTCCGTGGTCAGCACGATTCGGTCGAAAATGACGGAGGCCTTGTCGCGAATCCGGACGATCTTGTCCGATATGGTCAAGGCGGTTGTGAATAAAGCATCTTCCATGCTTCAAGCGGGGAAGGACCTGATCTCGGGTCTTATTAAAGGGATCAAGAATATGGGGACCGCGGCCATCGGTGCAATCACCGGAGTGGTGGATGGAGTCATCAACAAGGCCAAGAGCCTTCTCAAGATCAACTCCCCGTCTAAGGTCTTCCGGCGATTCGGGATGTGGGTCTCTGAAGGTTTAGGGATCGGCGTAGACTCAGAAGCCGACAGGGCCGTCCAGGCAGTCGCGGCCATGTCTCAGGACATGACATCTGCATTCTCGCCGGATCTTGCTTTCTCAGATGCGGACTATGCTTCGCAGTTGAAGTCGGTGCACCGGCAGGCGCAGGGGCAGATGACTAGCCGGCTGGACAGCGAAATCAGTGTCTCCAAACAGCCTGCAATCATCCAGCTCCGGTTGGGCAACAGTGATTATGTTGCTTATTCCAGCGACATCTATGCGACTGCAGAACGACAGTTGAAACGAGAGGGGGCATTCCGGACGTAATGTATGAATTTGTAAAAGCAACAGATGCACCCCAAACGAAGACGGCGACTATACAGACCGTCTTCGATGGGGTAAATCTTGACGAAGTTCTGACCGACAGCACAGGAGAGTTCCGGACTACTAAGGTTTTGGGCCGGTCAAACTACCACGCCCGACTATCACCGGTGGAGATTCCGGGCCGGGCAGGCACACAGCTGGCGGAATCCGTGCAAGATGCGGGAGAGTTGAAGATCTTTTTTAAGGTCAAAGACCAGACATCCCGGGGACTGCAGAGGCGACTTGATAGATTGCGCGGAATGTTGACCGGAATAGACAGGCCCGTCATGTTTACGGATGAGGATTCGGTATACTACGGGACCCTGGAAAGTCTGGAAATCCCGGATGAAGTCTCTAATGACGTAACGGGTGAATTTACGCTTTACCGAGCGGATCCGCTCAAATACGGAACCGAATACAGCATGCCAATCAATTCGGAGGGCACGGTCGTCCAAAACAAGGGGACGGCCGAAGCTCTGCCGGTCTTTTCGTTTAATGTGACCGAACCCTCCACCATGATCGAGATTGCGAGCGAAGACGACTACATGGCGATCGGCCGGCCGCTGTCGGTCGAGGATACGCCATACCAACGCCAGAAGCGGCTGATTTGGGATGAAGCCCGTTCCCTTGTCGGGTGGGGTGCCTCTATCATCCAGCCGGACGGCGGAGCGAGGAATGGCAGCATGCAAGTTGTGGACGGTGAAGAGTTTGAGGCGAAGGACTACGGAAACGGCCTTGCCTGGCACGGGCCGGTCATCCAGCAGGCGCTATCAGAAACCTGTGATGACTGGTTTGTCCGCTGCTACTTCAATGTCCGCACCAACAAGGCGGCACAACGGGGTCGGGCGGAAATGTATCTCCTGTCCACGTCCAATGAAATCATTGGCAAGATCTCCGTTGCCTGCAACGACAACACCGGGCGCGCCAAAGTGGAGGCCAACCTCCGCAACGGCCAGCGCCGGGTGTTTTTCTGTAACAAGCTCCTGCCCTTCCGAGACGGTTTTTATGGCTATCTCAACATGCGAAAAGAAGGCAATAAGTTTTTCGCGGAGTTTGGCCTGGACCGCCGAGTGAATGGCGTGTATGAGGTGTGGCATAAAGAATCATTTACCTATACGGATCTGCACAATGAGTTTCAGACGCCGCTCGCTGCGGTCGCCCTGCACACGGGCACCTATCGCACGGATCTGATCCCGTGGCGAGCCCGCATCCGTTCTGCGGTCGTCGTCAAATACAATCTGCAGGACACCGGCATTCCGTACATTGTGGATGCAGGAGACGAGGTGACGATTGACCATGAGCGAGAGGTCATCCTTGTAAATGGCGAGATCCGAACCGACCTCAAAGATTTTGGGGCCAACTATTTTCCGCTGAAACGTGGAGAAAACATCCTCACCTTTAACCCGCCCGGTAGCTTTACGGGCAACATCCAATGGAGGGAACGATACGTATGATTCATCTACTCGACAAGCAAACAGATCAAATCATAGCCACCCTCCGGGCAGAGCTCGTCGAGGCCAATCATGAGGAGACGCTGGATCTGGTGGAGCTACTGGACTTTGAGGCCAAGATCAACGAAAAAGCTCAGTATATCGCCGAGCGGAACCGTGTTGTGATTCCAGGGGAAGATGATGTCTATCGGGAGTTTATCCTCGATTTTGTTCAGAAGACGGGTTCCCGGGTCTTTGGGCAGGCCTCAGCCTCTTATCTGGACCTGGAGAAGAGCAAAATCATAGACCCGTTTACCCTCGATGCCCAGACACTTGAGAGCATTGCGGGACGTTTCCTCCTCGGTACGGAGTGGCAGCTGGGCATGGTCGAATGGGCTGGCTCCAAAAAAGTTGCGTTTGACGAGCCGATGGGAGCTTTCACAGCCTTGAAACGCCTCTGCACCCTTTACGGAGTCGAGATGCAATTCCGCATTGAAACCGACGGGAATGTCATCACTGGCCGTTATGTGGACTTCTATCAGCGACGCGGAAAATACGTAGGCAAAGAAGTCACGTTTGGTAAGGACCTTCTGGAGATTCGACGGATCGAGGACAGCTCGGAAATTGTCACGGCCCTCAAGTGCTACGGTCCCGAACGGGAGGACGGCACCCGGCTTGTGATCGAAGTCGTAGACGAGGACGCCCTTCAAAGATGGGGGCGTGACGGAAAGCACCTGTGGGGGATTTACGAGCCGGAGACAGAGGACCAGGACATGACCGAGGCCCGTCTGCGGACGCTGGGAAGGACCGAGCTCAACAAACGGATCAACAGCATCGTGCAATACGAAACGACACAGGCAGTGCTTAATAGTGCTCATGAAAAAGTTGTTATCGCCGACACAGTACGGATCAAGGACACCCACTATCAGCCCCCTCTCTATATGGAAGCACGCGCCCGCCGGGTCAAAAGGAGTCTCCTGGATGAATCCAAAAAAGATTACTCTCTCGGAGACTACATCGAGTACCGCGAAGAGGATCTTCGAGCGAGGTTCAAAGAACTGCAGAAGTTGTGGAAAGACCGGCTTGCCCAGCTGGTCCTCCCGTCGATTGTGTCGAGTGCAGGCACGGTCTTTAAGAATGGGCAGGGGCAGACGGAACTGACGGCCATCCTCATGCTCAACGGTCAAGAGCTCGACGCGGACGGAACAATCCACCGCTATGAGTGGGCCAAGTATGACAAGGATGGTCGGGTTGTTTCCGGATGGAGCCGGACCGGAAAGACCATCACCGTGACCGCTGCTGAAATTGCGGAGAAAGCGACGTTTATTGTCCATGTCCTCTCCGACAAGGTGGACGTGATCTCCCAGGAGACGGTGACCAATGTTTACGACGGGACGGCTGGGGAGCAAGGACCGCAGGGTCCGAAAGGTGAAAAGGGCGAGCCGGGTGAACCTGGTCCGGCCGGTCTCCAGGGACTTCAAGGACCTAAAGGGGATCAAGGCATTCAAGGCCCTAAAGGAACAGACGGGCTATCCTCATACACTCATATCGCTTATGCAGATACTGCCGCCGGCGGCGGATTTTCACAGGATCCTGCAGGCAAGGCGTACATCGGGATGTATGTTGACCATACCCCGTCGGATAGCACGGATCCGAAAGAGTATCAATGGTCGCTCATAAAAGGGGCGGATGGCTCCCAGGGGGTTCCGGGACCTAAAGGTGATGACGGTCGCACACCGTATTTCCACACGGCCTGGGCCAACAACTCGACAGGCACAAGTGGATTCAGCACAACGGATTCGACGGACAAGCTGTACATCGGAACGTATACGGATTTTGTCCAAGCCGACAGCACCAATCCGGCCATGTACAACTGGACAAAAATCAAGGGTGACAAGGGCGATAAAGGCGACAAAGGGGAACCGGGGAGCAACGCGCCACTGGTCAAACTGGACGGCTCGGGGCAGATCTTCAAGTTGTCCGCGGCCGGTGCCGTCTCTCCAGCGTCCCTCACAGTCACCGGCACGGCCATCAATACGGCAATCAGCGCGTGGACCTACAGCGTCAACGGAGGAGCGTTCAGTGCGACTCCGCCGGCGGGCATCACCCGTTCGGGAAATACGGTCACGATTACCGGCACTGGCATGACAGCCTCCTCAATCGCCGTTCGGGCCTCTGATGGGACTGTCAGTGACACATTCACTATTGCCAAAGTCCAGGATGGGGCTTCGGGGGCACCAGGGGCGACCGGTCCGAAAGGTGATCCAGGAGCCGCGGGCGCGCCGGGGCAGGACGCATACACGGTCCTCTTGACCAATGAGGCCCACACCTTCCCGGGGAGCAACAGTGCAGCCGTCGCGGCCAGTGTCCAGACCTCCGTGATCGCCTACAAGGGCACGGCCCAGGTCACGCCGTCCAGCATCACCGTGGGGACTATGCCAACCGGTATGACGGCATCGATCAGCGGCTCGACCGTAACATTCAACGTCACGACTGCCATGACGTCGGCGAGCGGTACCGTCACGCTGACGATCGTTGTGGATGGCCGGACGTTCACGCGATTGTTTAGCTATGCCATTTCGTATAAAGGGGCAACCGGGCCGAAAGGCGATACCGGCGCAGCTGGTCCGTCCGGGCCGAAAGGAGACACCGGGGCGACCGGGCCAAAAGGTGACAAGGGGGACGACGGGAAACTCAACCTCGTCAATAACCCTAACGTCAGCGGTAACAACGCGAACTGGAACGCCAGCACAACGCCGGTCATGGTGACGGATACGTTCGTAGATGGACGCACAATCAAAATGCTTTCCAGTACGTCTTCGGGCAGCGTCCAACACGTCACGTCGCGGTTCCCCATTGATTCCAACAAAATGTACGAGTTCTCTATCTGGCTGAAATCAGACGTAACGACTGGTCTGGTATATGTAGGACTCCATGCTTTTAACGATGCGAACATCAACGTCGGTGTGATTCCAGTCGCAAAGACTTCCGGGATTCCGGCGGCTGTCACGACGAACGCTTACGGTGCCTCGGCCTATGCGCCGACAACAACATGGCGGAAGCACACCTTTTATGTACTGCCGGCGGGAATGGAAACCGATCCCCGTGTGATGAAGCTGCTTGGCGAAAACAACAATTTCAACTTCGTATTCCAATCTGACGTGACGCAAATGCAGATGCGTTGGCTCAACTGGTCGAACACGGCGGACGCTCCGAAAACAGTTCTTGCCGCGTTGCCAATGGTGCAGGAAGTGGACCTGGGCGTTCTCGAATCGGCGAGGGCGAAGGCGGACGCATTGAACGCTCTCGAGTCGGCCAACGGCAAGAACACCAATTATTATCAGCCTACCCAACCTTCTGTGGTCGGCAAAGAGGAAAGGGATCTATGGTTTGATACGGCCAACGGTCACCGCCCCAGCATATTCCAAAACGGATCTTGGAAGCCTATGCTGATGGATCAACGAGCTTTCTCTGTGGACGAGCTCGCCGCTATTTCCGCAAACATGGGGAGAGTGACGGCCGGCCACATGTCTGGTGTCACAATGGATTTGGCGAACGGGAAGGTCATTGTCGACGACAAGGGGAATGCCAAGTTCGCGGGGGACATCTCAGGGGCGACCGGTACGTTCGGTGTAGTTCGCGCAAAAGATGGGGACTTTATCTTTTTGGACAGCAAAACCGGCATGGAGTTTGTCGTCACGCAGATGACCAATCTCGTCAAAGATGACAGCTTCGAAAGTGTGGGCGTCGATTATGGGACACACCATGTCACCGGCCTCGTGTTCAATGCAGTCGGGAACATCGCCGCCTCATGGCAGGGTTGGATGGTTGGAGCCGGAACTCCACGCATTATCAGCACCAGAGAATTCATCCAGAACAAAGACTTCGCCATGTTCGGATACCAGACGCTCGTCGTCAATAATGCCAACTATATGTCACAGGATATCAACTTCGGCCCGAATATGCAGTTCACGGCATCTTTCCACGTTCGCAAGGCAATTGGCCATGCTGCGGGTATCCCGCGACTGCAGCTTCATTTTATGAAGCGGGACGGGACGACGATCAGCACGATAACAAAGGATTTCCCGCGTGTCTCCAGCGAGCGGGATATTTTGCGTTTCAGCGTCACGGCAACCACGCCGGCAGGAACGGAATTCGTCCGCTTAGTCCCTACATCCGGGGATGCAAGCTGGGTAGCGGTTGACGGCGTGCAAATGGTGCTGGGCGAGCGGCCGGGCCTGTACTCCCCTGAAGAGAGCCTTGCGGACTTTCTCAATGGCTTCAATCGAGCAAAGGTCTTGTTTGCCGATACATTCGAAGCCAAATCCATTGCCTTCCAGGAAAGGTCCTCAATCGAGTTTGATAAATACGGAAACATTGGGGCGAAAATTATCGCCAGCCCGACTGCCTACTGGAATATCAAGAACTCCTTTGGAAAGGTCGTTTTCAAAGTCCCGATCGGCGAGAACTTTGAGACGTTAGACACGGTGAACCTGTCTCTCCGGAACGGATGGGTCTTTTATGGCGGAGCCTATCAGCGCCCGGTCGCCCGCAAGGATCCGGCAGGCTATGTCCACCTGGAAGGCATGATTAAGGACGGAGCTGGAGAAATCGCCCTCCTCCCCGAAGGATACCGGCCGAAAGCGGATGTGGCTGCGATGGTCGCTGCAAACGATGGAAGGGACACTCTGGGCCGGGTCAACATATGGGCCAATGGTTCCGTTCGACAAATCGGCCCGTCGGTTAACTGGATGAGTTTAGGGGACATTCCGCCGTTCTATGCGGGCTGGTAAAGGAGGAGACAGTACATGGCTCATTATGCAGTCGTCGATGAACAGGGGTTTGTTCTGAACGAGGTGGTCATTCAGGAATACGACTCGGTCGGGAACCGGCTGGACGTGGAGATCCCGGAGAACTATATTCCGCCCAACTTCACCAAGCGGCTCTTTGTCCCTCGGTGGGACTTCGATGCCGGGGAATGGGTGGAGGGCCTGTCGCCGGAAGAGGTGGCCGAGCGGGAACAGGGCACGGCCGGCCAGGTCGAACCGAGCGTCGAGGACCGGCTTGCGGTCGCGGAGGATACGCTAAATTATTTGCTCGGATTGTAAAGGAGAGGAGGTGAGACGATGAGCAGACTTTATCCGTTTATCTGCAACATGTGGATCATGGGCAAAGATGAAGAATACGTAAATGCAGCACTCGCAAAGGGATACATCACGGAAAAGGAACGGGATGCCATCCTGGTGACACCAAAGTTACGTTGAACATAAGAGATGTGAGCGTCCAAACGGGCGCTCTTTTTATTGGAGAAAAGTCAAAGGGGGAGTGTGAATGAAGAAAGGAAGTGGCCGAGGTGAGCCGATTGGAGGTCACCGGCATTAAGGGCATCGGTGCCCTGATCATCAGCTTTTTTATTTACATGATCGACGTGGTCAATGAAGCCGTGGTCGTCCTTGTGTTTTTTATGATATTGGACATGCTCACTGGGTTGCTCCGATCATGGGTCACAAAGTCACTGGACAGCACGATCGGTTTTGCGGGAGTCGTCAAAAAGTTTGCGATCTTGATCATGATCGGGATGGCCGCCGCTTTGGAATATATGTTGGTGGCTGCCGGCCAGGATCCCAAGGGATTTATTTTGCTCGGCGTCACATCGTTTTTTATCGTCAATGAGGGGATCAGCATCCTCGAAAACTGTGCACAGATCGGACTGCCGATCCCGCCTGTGCTTTTCAACGCGCTCCAAAAGCTCCACAAGGATCCGACCGGAAAAGAGCAGCGGCTTGCTAGGCTTCCGATCTTGGACCGGGTGGATAAGGTGGAGCTATTGAAGGAACAGGAAGCCTTGCACCAAGAGATTCAAAAGCTGAAAAAGAAAAACAAGGAGGAGGAAACGAAAAATGACTGAAGTGCTGATTTTTGCGACAGTCCTTGCACCGATTATCCTGGCACTTGTCCAACTTGTGAAGAAGACGTTCAACATTCCGAATAACCTCATCTCGCTCATCGCATTCGCGGTGGGCATTTTTGTTGGGGCTGCAGCTGCACCGTTCACGGCGGATCTGGATCTTGTCCTGCGTCTGTGGGCGGGCGGCTTGGCCGGGCTTTCTGCTACCGGACTATTCGAGCTGATGGACAAACAGGACGGAACCTCAAAGGGGAACGACACACCAGATGGGAGGGTGCGAGAATGA